AGTACCACACGAGCTATCGCGTCGAGACCGATTGGCGCTTCTATCTCGACGGCAAGCTACCCGAGCAGACGTGCAACATGGCGCGCCTGCGACGCTTTGGTGCGGGCGTGCTGGTGTGGCGCGATGGCTACCGCATCGAGCAACACGACGTCGAGGTGCTACCCGTGAGCGCCTCCACGCGCGAAGCTTACGACGAGGAGAAGGAGGCTGCGTTTGCGGCTGAGCGCACGCCAAACGCCATCATCAAGCGCCTCGCCACGTTTGCGCAGCGCGCATGCCCAGAGCGCACGCTGCCCGATGTGTTTGCGTCGTCACGGCACAAGCTCGTGGTGACCGACCTCGGAGTCGACCGATGGCTCGTGAGTCAAGCGCGCATGATGGTGCAGCTCACCAACGACATCGCGGAGGCCTTTCATGGTTAGGAGCGTGTTCGACTGCGCGCGCAACCGCGTGCGTTTCGTGTTCCGCGAGTTTGAGCGCATCGTCGTCAGCTACAGCGGCGGCAAAGACTCGACATGTCTCTTCTGGCTCGCGCTGTGGGAGGCCGAGCGCACGAACCGCAAGATCGAGGTGTTCTTTCTCGACCAGGAGGCCGAGTACGCCGAGACCATCCGCATGGTCGAGAGCGTCATGTCGCATCCGCTCGTCATTCCGCGTTGGTATCAGGTGCCCATCCGCATGACCAACGCGACCAGTCATCGCGAGCTTTACCTGCACGCGTGGGACCCCGCAGCGTCAGACCTGTGGGTGCACCCGAAGCACGAGCTCGCCACGCACTCTATCGATGGCGCATATCCAGACCGCTTCTACGACTTCTTCGAGTGGTTTGAGGCTCAAGACCGCGTGCCCACGGCACACCTGGTTGGCTTACGCACGTTCGAGTCGATGAATCGCCAACGCGCGATGCTCAAGGCCAACGGGTATCAGCACTACCAGTGGTCGACACGATGCAAGGGCGCAGCAAACAGCTTCCGCTTCTACCCGATCTGGGACTTCCAGGGAGGGGACGTGTGGAAGATGATTGCGGACCACGACCTTCGCTACAACCACATCTACGACCAGATGATTGCACGCAGCGGCGTAAACCTCCGCACGATGCGCGTGAGCAACCTGATCCACGAGCAAGCGTTCCGCTCGCTCGCCGCGCTGCAAGAGTTTGAGCCAAACACATACGAGCGAATGGTGCGCAGGCTCGGAGGCGTGCACTGTGCGGCGCACTACAGCCATGAGCGCTACGTCTACGATGCCTCAGAGCTGCCGCCTGGGCACGCGACGTGGCGCGCGTATCGCGACCACCTCATGGCGACGACTGACACCGAGGTAATCGAGCGCTTTCGCAAACGGTTTGCCTCGCAATCTGACGATGAAGCAGTGTATCAACACCAAGTCAAGCAGCTGCTCTTGAATGACTGGGAGGGCAGCCTGCCGCGCACGAAGAAAACCGAGAAAGACCTGCGAAAGGTGTGGTGGGACAGGCTATGAGCATCGAATGGGAAAACATCGCGGTGTCGATTCGCACCGTGCCAAGCAAGCGAGACGCAAGCGCGCTGCTCGAGCGTGTGCGCAGGTTTGCGCCGCACGCTGGCCTGTCACCGCACGCACCAGGACGAAGCGTGGCCGAGAGCTACGCAGACGCCATCGCATACCGTGGGGCCTGCGAGTCGCCCTTGTGGGTGCTGCAGTTTGAGGACGATGCGATCCTCGCCCCTGACTTTGAGGTGCATGCGCTGCCGATGATTCGCGCCGCGCACGCCGACAAGCGCGTGGGCATGGTGTCGTTCTACTCGGGGCGACGCATCAAGCCCGACGAAGCGTTGCCACCACCTGGCACGTGGGAGACGTTGCCAGGCGCTAAGTTCCTCATGGCGCAAGCCATCGCGTTCCCCATACATCTCGTCGAGGATCACAACGCGTTTATGCTCGAGTTCACTCACGAACGACCTTACGCGACAGATCCAGGCACAGCCGCATGGCTCAAGGCTCGTGGGTTGCGCTATTTGCGCGCGTGGCCTGCTATCGTGCAGCACGACGAGGTCAAGAGCCTCTACGGCCACAACATGAATCCAAACCGATACTCCGAGAGCTATCGCAGGGCGTACAGATGAACATCAAGCCAGGCACACCGCTCAAGCCTGGGCAGCTCCCGCACCCTGTGCTGTGGCACTCAACCACTGACGAGTTGCCGCATAAGGCGCTAGAGCCTGAGCGCTGGAGCGGTATGCTTGTTGTGGCGTTTGGCTTTGGCAGGTCGAAGCGCTTGCAGACGTGGGCTCGCTCTATCGACGACATGAACGGCCCACACTGGATCGGAGTGCGCAACGGCACGACGCTGCACACTGACCCGAGGTATCCGCGGTACACGCATCATCTCATCGTGCGCAACGATGGATGGAGATTGACAGGGTCGGCCATGCGAGAGGATGGCCCATGGGCGCCTGGCACGGTGTTTTGCTGCGATACGCACTCTCCGCACATCTTGCTACGCGAAAGCGGCACAGGTCTTTTTTACCTAGCCGCCAGCATCGACTCGGCAACGCCACTGTCCAAGGAAGAGACGTTGCCTCGCTTGCTTGAGTTCGTGCGGCGGCATCTGTGAGGCTCATCGGCCACTGCGACGCGTGCGGCATCGTGCTCGAGGAGCTCGGCGCTGTCGTGGTGGCTACGATGGGAGCGCAGCTCCCGTTGCCAGGTTTCGGGCGCCAGTGCCCGAGGTGCATGAGATGGCTGCGCGTGGTGCGCGTGTGGCACGTCGAGAACCCGCACCCATGCGGCGTGAGATGTCGTGAGGCCGCATGCAACATCTGCCGGTGCGCTTGTCGTGGGCGTCAGCATGGAATAGCCTACGGCGACAACGCGCATGCACAATCGCGAGGCAAACACAACGCCCATGGCTCTACGGTCGGCCACGTTGCGGCAAATGACGACGCCAGCTAGGGTTTCTGCGCCACGGGTAGTCTTGTCTGTGGCCGAGCGGTCGGTCCCTTCGCTCGTCGGGCGCTCCGTGGCTCCCCTACACGGACGCGCCCTTTATTCTGGCACATGAGCAGCGCACAGCTACTGCAGGCCTGGGCAGTGCAGCGAGCAGCGCAGCGGCCCCTTGCGGCCCTGCCGCTAGCCGACTTCGTGCCGCGCGTGTCGCCCATGCTCGAGGCGCCTAGGCACCTCGCAGCGCTCTGCCGCGCCTTCGATCGCATCCGTGCTGGCGAGGAGGTGCGGCTACTGGTCTCCGTGCCTCCACAGCACGGCAAGACGTTCTGCATCTTGCATGGTCTGGCCCAGCTCATCGCAGCGCGGCCCGACAAGACCAACGCGTTTACGAGCTACGGCGCCGACTACGCGCACAGCCGCTCGAGGCTCTGCCGTGACTACGCGCGAGCCGCAGGCGTCAAGCTCCGCGGCGACTCCTCGGCCATGGCAGAGTGGCGCACGGAGGCCGGTGGTGGCTTGCTCGCCACGGGCGTAGGTGGCCCGCTGACAGGCCACGGCATCTCGGGCGTACTCGTAGTCGACGACCCGTACAAGAACCGCGAGGAGGCCGACAGCGCCCTCGTACGGGGCAAGATTCGCGACTGGTGGACCAGCGCCGCACTCACCCGCGTGCACCCAGGCGCGAGCATCATCGTTTGCCACACCCGGTGGCACCCAGACGACCTCATCGGCGAGCTCTCCAAGCAGGAGGGCCAAGGCTGGGAGGTAATCAACCTCCCAGCGCTTGACGACGACGGCAAGGCGCTCTGGTACAAGCGACCGCCACCGTTTCTCGCAAAGGTCCGGCGCGACGTTGGCGAGCACGACTGGTGGGCGCTCTACATGGGCAGCCCGAGGCCGCGCGGTGGCCAGCTGTTTGCGGGCGTATCGTTCTACGACAAGCTTCCCGAGACCTATCGCGTTAGCATCGGCATCGACCTTGCGTACAGCGAGAGCAGCTACGCAGACTACAGCGTCGCGGTGGTCATGGCGCACAACGCGCAGCTCGACGCCTGGTACGTGATGGACGTGCGACGCATGCAAGCTCGAGCCACCGAGTTTGCCAGCACGCTGCGCGAGCTCACAGAGCGCTACCCAGGCGCAAAGCTCTACGGCTACATCGGCGGCACCGAGAAGGGCACCGTCGACTTCTTGCGGCGCGAGGGCATTCCGTTTCGCCCCGACCCGGCCAAGATGGACAAGCTCTCTCGAGCGACCTCGGCCGCAGCCGCGTGGACGAGCCAGCGCATTCACGTGCCGCGCGAGGCCACATGGCTGCGAGACTTCGTTGAGGAGGTCTGTTCGTTCACCGGGATTCGAGATAGGCACGACGACCAGGTAGACGCCTTCGTCGCTGCGTTTGACGCGCTCCACACCAAGGCCTACCGCGCCACCGGATTCTCCGATGGCTCGTTTGACTGGGGATAAGACACCATGCGACCCAAGAGCTTCACACTCACCGACACCTCGCCCGCTTCGGCGACCTCGGCCACGTCGGCTGGGTACGCTGGTGGGCTGCAATACTTCGATACGCTCACCATCATCTCGACGCTTCAAGGCGGCACGGGCGGCAACCTGAGCGTGTACCTGCAGACCACGTTCGATGATGGTGTGACCTGGTTCGACTTCGCGCATTATCAGACCATCTCGGCGGGCGCATCGGCTGCGACCAACATCTGGCACGTGCACCGCAGCACAGCCGTCACGGCTGCCACCACCATCGGTAGCGGCACGAGCCCCGCGCTCGCGGTCAACACCATCAACGGTGGTGCCTTCGGTGACCGCATCCGCGTGCTCTATGTGGCAGGCGCTGGCACCAGCGCAGGCGCATCGCAGACGGTGCGCATCATCGCGAACAGCATCAACCGCAACTGATGCACGGGCTTTACTCTACCAACATTGCTGGGTTCGCGCAGGCCGAGCGCCTTGCGCAACAGTGGCTTTCGCCGCGCTATCGCAAGCTCGATCGGCTCGAGCGCTACGTGCTGGGCGAGCAGTACGAGGGATTGCCCGACTTCTTCAACCCAAAGCAAGACGTGCCGCTTATGGAGCGCGCACCGAACATCGTGCACTCGATCGTCGAGGCCGCGATCCGGCAGCACTGCGACTTTGCGTTCGGAGAGGGTCGATTCCCCGGCGTCACTGCTGCGGCTGATGACGACGAGCGCCTACTCGGCGAGGGCATGCCCGACGAGCTCGCGCAGCTGTACGAAGCATGGTTGCGGCTGCTCATGCGCAACGCGTGCTTTCCCGAGGCGTGCAACGACGCCATGGCCAACGCCGAGTCGTGCGGCACGGCGGTGTCGGTTATCGCCCTGGTGGATGGATGCCCGCGCATCAACACGCTTCGTGCAAAGTGGTGCGAGCCCGAGTACGACGAGAGCGGGTGCAACATCACTGCGCTCGAGGTGACCTATCCGTTCTTTGCGTACGAGAAAAGCAACCAGGGTCAGTGGATGGTGCACGCGCGCCTCTATCGGCGTCGCATCGATGCCCAGCGCGACGTGGTCTACAAGCCGATGGACATGACGGCCATGGGCCTCGGCAAGATTGACTGGGTCGAGGACCCAGCAAAGAGCGTGACGCACGGCCTCGGGTTCTGCCCTGTGGTCTGGTACAAGCTGCGCGCTGCTTACGAGCACGCAAGCGACATCGACGGCTACCCGATTCACGGCACGCAGCTCGACGAGCTCGACGCGCTCAACTACTCGCTTTCGCAGCGTGGCCGAGCTGCTATCTACAGCGGCGACCCGCAGGCGTACGAGACCGGCGTGGACCCGCAAGCACCACCAGCTGGTGGCATGGGCCGCGCTGCGATCGTCCCCGCAAAGGATGGTAGCGGCTACGTGTTCGGCTCGACTGCGGGTGGACGGCCAGCGCGCAAGAAGGGCGCGGGCACCGTGTGGAGCTACGAAAACCCCGAGGCCAAGGTCGGGTTGCTTTCGCTACCTGGCGATGCGCTCAACAGCATCACCGAGCACACGGCCGACATCTGCGACAAGATCGGCGAAGTGCTCGGCTACACCAAGGCCAGCCCCGAGACAGTCAAGGGCGCCATCAGCGGCAAGGCGCTCGCGTTCCTGTATCACCGCACCACGAGCTTCGTGGACGGCCTGCGGCAAGACTTCTGGCACGGCTGGATGGTGCCCGTACTCGACATGCTC